TGATCCTATCTTCGATTACTGTCTGTCCTGTTTTTGTTGTTGAAATTCTAAATTTTGTTCCGTGTGTCGATGATGTCCAAGTTTCTCCTGCTTCGAATATCATTTGTCCAGCAGTTCCAAAAGTTGAAAAATTAGCAGTTGTGCTGTGAGCATTGATGTTCATTTTCCAGAAGTCTTCACCGTTTACTGGAAATGCCGCTGTACCTGTTCCTAGATAACTGTTAACACCATTAGCAACGTGAAGTATTTCCCAACTTCCTGCTGAGTGTTGTTCCCATATATTTTTTGTTCCGTTCAATGCGTAGTGATAAATGTCACCTGACCCTGCCAACGGAGCAAGTATCACGTTGTCATTTGGAGCGATGTGAATGTCGTCTGTTGCTGTTAGTTCAATGTCATTACCGCCGGTAATTTGCACTGACCCAGTGCCCGAAGTTAAAATTCTTAAATTATCATTTGATCTATTAGTAAAAATTTCATTGTCGTGAACTGTAATTTCTCCTAATACAATATCTCCATTACCGCTAGTGTCTAAAACAAGATCAGCATTTGAAACATTTGTTGTAATTTTATTTCCTGAAAAAGAAATCTGCGAATTTACAGCAGTTTCAGAAAGTAGTTCATTAACGTTGGTATAAAGATCTGTAAAGTTCTCTTGAACTTTAGTCATTGCCGATCTTAGATCATCACCTGTCCCGTCATTTGCATTAGATCCTAAATTTAAACTTTGTTGTGCCATATTTTTTTATTATCCTTGACTAATTTTCAAATCAGTTCCTGATCTCCATAGTTGACCTGCTACACTTGGATCACTAGTCGGTAGTGTTCCTGTTACCATTACTTTATCTCCTTTAATCTCAACATATCCAGTTCCGTTAGGATCAATGATAATGTTGCCATTTGTGTCAGCACTTAACAAAGTGTTGCCAGATAAGTTTAGGTTGCCAGATAACTCACTAAAGTTGCTGTTAACCTTAGTAAATGCGGTACGTAAAGTATCGCCTGTTGCTGAGTTTCCGTCAGTTCCTGTGTCAATTGTAAGTCTGGTCATATTATCTATACTGCTATTTATTAAATAATAATATGTTCATAGAAACGTTAAAAACTTTGAGACTGTATGAGCGCCAGAGCAAACTTGGCATATACCACACTTTTCACCGAAAAAATACCATATATTCGTTTAGTTGCGATTCATGTGGCGGAGCATTTTTAAGACCTAGATCTAAAGTAGATCCAGAACGAGCATCAAACGATTATAAACACGTTTGTTCGTACTGTGACACTAAAAAATATGCACAAAAAGTAGGTGTAAAAATGAGAAAAATTTATAAAATGGATGCTAGTTCTACAAAAACACTTTAGTATCTACGCCAGTTAATTTTTACAGTACTCTTTTCAATCAATTTCTTAAGATCGGCATATATCCCATACTGAAAATTTTTGACATTTTCTAGTCCTTGATGCAAATAGATATTCTCTTGTAAATATTCCAATCTATTAATAAAGTAAAAATTTCTATCTGTATAATGTTTTGCAAGTTGTCTTATCTGATATATCCATTCAAATTTTAGATATGCTTTCATACTGACTCGAGATGGGTAGTTAATTGTATTCTTATAGATATTATTTTGTCGTCTACTTAAAATGCCGTCTGCCATTTCCCATTGTCTAGATCCTAATATATCAAATCCAATTATGAAAATATCTTTATGTCCGTTATTACAAGCCACTTGTATGGCAGAGCAACCCGAACCTCTGTTTTTTGAAAGGTCATGTTCTTTAGTTGTTCCTTTGTTTGGATCATTACCGTGCCAGACTCTGTGTGGATCATTGTCGTTATCGTTTAATGCATAATCAAATTTTGGAAGATTTTGTGCTGTGTATATAGATGTGTCTGCAGATATTTTATTGTTTTTTTGTGCCTCTAATAATTCTTCAGACATTTCAGGATTTACAGAAATAATATTATCACACAGGTCTGGATAGTCTCGATAAATGGCATTACAACCATATATGGTTCCGTGACCTTTTAGTTTTTCTATAGGAAAAATTGTTCGACTTTCGCCGTTGCCTATTATAAATGCCGTTGACATTTATGCACCAAAACTCTCTCCACATCCGCAACTTGAAGTGGCATTAGGATTTGATATTTCAAAATGAGATCCAAATGCTTCTTCTTTCCAATCAACTTTAGTACCTGCAATATAAAGTAAACTTGTTCCGTCTACAACAAATTTGCCAGTGTCCCAGGTTTCGACTGTGTCGGATTTTTGTATTTCGTTATCTTTAACAAATCCCCATTCGTACTTGAAGCCTGCACAACCTCCACCTTTTACTTGTAGGTGTACTGCATCTTTGTCTGCATTCTTTGACAATAGATGTGTCATTTGTTGTTTGGCTGAATCTGTTAATGTAAATGGTGTCATACTATTAATTATCCTTTTTAGCATAGTTTTGTATTGTGTTTAAAAGACTGCCTAAACCGTTCTGTCTTTGCATAGTCAACAATTCTACAATACCTAAATCTTTTATTATTTCGTCTGATGCTAATATGTCTTTGCAATCTTGTCCATTAAAGATATCCAAAACTATTCTTGCATAACCTTTTGTTATAGACGAGTCAGCATCGTGCATGAAATTTAATGTGTTGTCTTTATACATTGGCACAACCCAAAGACTGGATGCACATCCTCTAATTTTAAAAGAGTCAAGTTTAAACTTTTCGTCTAGCGGTTCAACATCTCTGGCCAAATCGACAATGTATTGTATTTTGTCCATTCCTTCTAGAATGGATAATACTTCTTTATATTTGTTAATTTTATCTTGTATGTCTTGTGTGCTCATATTAATGATTGTCTGGGTCGTTGTCTCCGTAGTGTTTGTGTCCTATTTCAAACCAAAAACGAAATGCTTCTCTTTTACTATTAAAACTCATGTATGCATCATTGGATTCATAGTTCCAGTCATTGTACCAACTGTTATCATTCGTAAACCACCAACCCCATAAACATTTACAATTCTTTAAACACCAGTGCAGTAATTCTGCCGGAACACCGTATGTTCCTAAACTCATGTTATACTTAAATTTTTTTTCATATCCACATTTGGGCGGATATTTAAATTCATAGTATTCATCTTCGCCTGGCTTGGGCATTCTTCCTTTAACCCATCTTCGTCTTTTGGGTTTTGGTTTTTTAATTTGCAATCTCTTCTTACTCATGTAAGCAAGTTTATATGAAATTACTTCCAGTTGTCAATTATTAACTTATCACCACAGTTAAATGGTTTTGGCTCTCCATGGAAAACAGCGGTATGACAGTCATCTGGTATTGTGGGAGGATTTTGAAAAATATATTTTTTACCATCTCGTATTTTAGTATCTTTCTTGCCAACCATTTCCCACTTATATGATTGTATCCAGTTAACCGGCCACCTTATTGCAGTCTTGCCTTCTTTAGCAGTAATAAAATCCTGGTCTCCGTGATTGTTACCTTGAACCCTTTGGAAGTTTTCAGAATAGATATCCCATAAATGATTTAATGATCCTGCCTCCCAACGCATAACAGAACTATTACATATGTGCCAGTTTTCTATTCTACATCTGTTAAAATCTTGTATGATACAAAACTTGCCTGGCTCATGATCCCAGAGGTTGTCGATATTTCTAAATAAAACCACATCTAAATCAAAATATAAAATAGTTCCTTCGAGTGGTAAATCTTTTGAAAACATCCATAACTTGCTCCACCATGTTTTTATTCCAGAGTGTTTAGGAAATTTTATAATATTAATATCGCTGTCTAGTCCGGACTCGTCATCAGTTATACAAGTAAATTTGTATTCAACTGTTGATTGCCTTTTGCACATATTCTTAAGAATATTGACATATTCCGGAATATATTTAGGACCCCATTTTACGCAAACTATGTTCTTCATTATGCGTATTTACTTTTATGATTTTCTATAAATTGCTGAATTGGCACCATGCTCTGCACATTCAACTTCTACTGCATAGCATCTATTGTTTGTTGCTTCTCTAATAAGTTTATCTGCAAAGTTAAAGGCGTGTTCGGCAAACTTTTCTGCACCTACACCGTCGAATGTTACAATATCGATAAGATCTAATTCTTGTAATTCTTTAAATTTATCCATGTGTGGATCATTGATATCTAATGCTGTCTTGTGATCAAAATGATCTTCCAACCATTTCTTCAAAGGTTTTAATCCTCCAAAGTCTACTGCCCAATTTTTATTATCTAGATCATCACAACCGAATGTGAATTTAAATTGCAAACTGTATCCATGTAGCAAATGACAATGAGAATGATCTGCATTTGGTTGTCTGAATACACAGGCAAGTCCTATGTTGTGTCCGTATGTTTTTGTTGAATAATGTGGCATTAGTGTAATTTGTTCTCCTTGTGAAAGTCTAACTCTAAATCTCCAACTTTGTCTTTTAAAGATTCAGTTAATTCATTATATATGTTTAACTCATCATCTAGGATACTTTTTAAAAGATGAACAAGAACCATAAATTCTGGTTTCTTTGTGATTTGCTCTGGAATAATATTATTTTTTTCCATTGCATTAAGCATCGCTTCTGTGACGTCAATTAATGTTTGTACAGATTGTTTGTGTTCTGATATTTTAGCCACTAACAACTCCAACCACCCACAGGGTGCCAAAAATTAATAATGCGATTGTTGCCGGTTCCATAATTTCCTATGTGATAATACTGGGTTTAGGTGCTTGTACAACATTAGAAGTAACTCTAATAAATTCTTCTTTTACTTTATCACCTGTCCAATCATGTGCAATAATTTGTCGACTAGGAATCGTAACACCATTTGTTTGTTTAGATGTTGCAAAAAAGTTTCCAAAAGCAAGTCCTTGTGGACCTTGCATCATTACTAGTGGCTTTTCAATAGTGATAGTATCACCTTCTGTCGGTTTAAATTTTCCAAGGACTTCTTCCCCGGATACTAGTTTTAATGATATAATATCATTTTCTTTATAATTGTTCATATTCTTATTATAAACTTTATTTAGACTTTGTCAACTGCTTATTAATAAACTTTGCCATTCCTTCGTATGTTTCTTGAAATACGTTTTTATGTTTTTTCCAATCGTCTGGCATACTCCATCCTTCTTTATTAACGACAACCCATCTGCAATCAGACAATTCCATTAGTTTGTCAAATTGATGAATCCAATATGAAGGATCTACTGCTTTCTTAATATATTCATAACCTTTTGTTTCTTTGTAGATATTGTTTACACCTTGCTTTGGTAAACCATGTAAATCAAATCCTAACATAAAAATTACCTTAGGTTTAAACATTGTTGCCACAAGTCCAGCATAAGGTCCTGTCCCCCAATGAAATGGTTGGTCCTGTCTCTTATCTCCGCTGTAAGGTAGAGGTGGTAATACTTTGACATTAGGCCACATAGCAAATTGCCCCACCCAGTCTTTTCTGGTATAGATTGTTGTGCCTTTCCCACAAGTGTTTGCGGCTTCTTGACACATATGTTTATCTACTGATACTATGTAATCTAGATTGTAATCTCTGAACATAGCATTACATCCAACCACAGTAGAGAACTTTTTTAGTGGTATTATATCGAATCCAAAACGACTTTCTCCGTTTCCTATAATGCTTACAAACTTGGTCATAACACTATTTAATTACCCTTTTAAAACGTCTTAGAGCGGCGTACAGCACTGGTAAATCACTTTCGTATACTTGCATCACCTACCTTAAATTTAGGTCCTGTTTTGACTACAGAATCATCATCAATTACCAATATTTCTTCAGTAAACATATCCATTATTCTTTTATGTACTTTATTTTTTGGTAAATCTTTGTTTTTATCTTTTAGTTCATTTACAAATTTATTTCTTTTTAATTTACTTCTACACAAACTCTCAGAATCATGAGCCAACTTGTCAATGAGGTATTCATCAGTCTTCGTGTGCTTGTCCCAATCTTTGTCCTGCCTGGCTCTTTCTTTCAGTTGATCTTTGTCGTTGTGGACTTCTGTAATCTCAAACTTCTTTTCTACCTGCTTGGCAGTTTTTGCATGACAATAATAACTGATTCCGTTATTGATAAATGATGGTATTTTTTTATCACACTTATAACCATAATCTATAAGATGTTTTTCGCAGAAGTCAACAAACTCTTTATCCTTTTTTGGATTGTCTGTTCCGCATATAGCATCAGGAAATCCGCTACACCAATTGTCTTCGATTAAGAAATATTTTACCCAGGGCATATCTGTAGTTAGTCTTCGTTAACAATATGCCATATAGTTTTGTATCTATCCCATGCTTTTTGCAG